CTCTAAAGGTGTTGAAATTATCCCTGTTCATTATCAAAGACAGTTAGTAGAATGGCAAGACAGGGGAGCCAGTACTGGTGCTCCAGTTGCAATTCATAACGCTGAAAGTGATATCATGAGTAAAACAACTCGTGATAAATCTTATAAAGATAGATTACCTAATGGTAATTATATTGAAAACACAGCAAATCATTTTGTGCTTATGTTAGGGGATTCGCCTACAACAGCATTGATTTCTATGAGAGCTACTCAATTAAAAATTAGTAGAAAATGGAACTCAATGATGATGGGGATTAAACTACAGGGTAAAAATGGTATGTTTACTCCGCCAACATATAGCCACATTTACAAACTAAAGACTGTTCAGATGTCAAATGACAAAGGAACATGGTTTGGATGGGACGTATCACAAGTTGGTCCGGTATCAGATAAAGGTGTTTATGATATGGCTAAAAATTTCGCAGAGCGTGTAAGCGCTGGCGAGATTGCAGCTAAACCTGAAAATCAAGAACAACCAAAAACTGAAAAAATAGTTTTATAAGTTCCTAGGGAATTGGGCGGGGAAGCGAGAGTGAATCCGCCCATAATAAAATTATGGATGAAATTAAAAATATAAATAACGGGCCAGTTACTTACGGGGACTGGTATGATCTTGGATATACTCTAGTGCCTTGTGAGGGAGGCAGGCCTAAAGTTAAAAGTTGGAGTGATTCAGATTTTAAAATAACGAAAGAAGAATGGAAAAACAAATATTTAGATAAAGAAATAGGATTAAGATTAGATAACGTAGTTGATTTAGATCTTGATAACAGTCGTGCAAAAGTTTTTGCAAATAAATATTTATCAAATTGTGGTACTATATCCGGTAGAGAACATAACCCTGCAAGTCACTACTGGTTTAAAGAAAGATTACCTGCACAGAAATTCTCATTACCAAAAGATCTCGAAAGATATGTTCAACATGCTGCACATGGGCAGTGTTTATGTGAAATAAGAAGTACAGAAACATGTTATACAATTGTTCCAGGATCATTACACAGCAAACATAGAGAAATTGTAAGATGGGAAAAGTATACAGGCTTTAATAAATATGTAGGGGATTTAAATAAAATTTTAAGAAAGATAGCTTTAGCTACTGCTTTATCAGTTTTATATGCACCTAAAGGTCAAAGAGATGAATATTGTACAGCTATCGCTGGAGTTTTAATTAAACAAACGGATTGGGACGATACTGAAATTAATGAATTTATTTATGACATTGCAGTAGAATCTAATGACGATGAATCTGAAAGTAGAAAAAATAAAGGATCTACAACTAGAAAATCTAAAAAACCATTTGGCATGCCTAAACTTGCAGAAATAATTGAATGCAGGACTGAAAGTATTGCAACAATATTTAGTTGGATAGGTGTCCAAGATAAATCATTAGTACAAGTTAAACAGATAGCTGATGATTCTATGGGTGAAATTGTTGAGTATGGTGAAGACAGATATAAGATAGAAGTAACAGGAAAATTAGAAGGTGTAGTTTTTACTAAAACTATTACAGTCGATGGACCAACACTTATGAACCAGTTAAAGTTTTATGATGCGGTTGTAATGCAAGCTCAAGTTTGGATTCCAAAAATGAAGTCTGCACAGTTTGAGGAGATCATGAGAATGAAATTTGAATCACGAACTAAATCAAAAAACTATGTGGCAGAAGCTGCAGAGTCTAATAAGATTAAGAAATATTTTGTTAATTATATTAAAATTAAAAAAGCATATACAACTAAAGCAGAATTATTTAATTATGGAAACCCTTATTTTAATCCAATAAATAATGAATTAGAATTTAGTTTAAATGATTTTGAAGATTATTTAGAAGAACAAAGAGTGGTTTTCAAAAAACGAGTAGATCTTGTACTTTTAGTACAAGACGTATTAAAAGCTTATAAAAAGAATGGGTCCTATCAAAAAAAATCTTTAGTTTCTTGGGTAATAGAGAACCCTGAAATTGAAAGGGCAGATTTTGTGTTAGAAGGAACTAGCGAAGAAACGAAAGAGGTAAATTCTGAACAAGCCTAGATTTATTGCAGGTCCTCCAGGTACCGGTAAAACTCACAAATTTATTGTAAATACATATATGAAAGCTTTAGAAAAATATACTCCTGAAAAAATTATAATTCTATCTCACACTAACATAGCAGCTAATGAAATTAGAGACGCTATTTTTGATTTAAAAAATTTAAAAAATAAAGAAGGACATTATACATTTCCACAATTAAGAGGGGTTACTAAAAAAGCAATGAAGCATAGAGTATGTACCATTCATACTTATTGTAAAAGTAGATTATTAAAAAAAGAAATGTTTAATTTACACAACCATCAAGAATTAATAAAAAAAGATAGCCGCTTTAATCGTCACAGGGAAGACGACATACAACGTAAACATAGATTTTATAAATACTTATCAGACGCTGATGGACATGGAAAAACTTTAGATAAGTACTGGATTAAATGCGATCAAAAATCTTTTGAACCTTACGGTTTAAAATTAATTAAAGAATTACTTCCACTTTATGAAAAATATAAAAAGGATAACAATCTTTGTGATTTTTCTGATATGATAAATAATTTTACACGTCAAACGTATAATGAAAAAACTAAACAATTGGAAGACGATGTAAAAGATCCAGATATAGACATGTTAATTATAGATGAATGTCAGGATTGTAATGTACCTCAAAGAAAAGCTATTGATAAAATGGCAAGAAACGTAAAAGAGGGTCATTACTATTTAGTTGGAGATGCAGATCAAACTTTATTTGAGTACTCGGGGTCAGATGCAAAATATTTTCACAACTTAGCTGCAAATCCTTATGATGAATTAAAAGAAGGTAGTAGATGTGGTGAAGCTATCAATACATATTGTAAATCAATCATACACGATGTTTGGGAGCATTATAAGTCTCATAGAGTGTGGACTCCAGCAAAGTATCAAGAAAAACATAAAAAGGGCCATATAGGGGAAGTCATTAAAGGAACAGGTTATTATTTACCAGATTTAAAACCATCGGGACATTTAAAAAAGCTTTTAGATAAAATCAACAATACTGAGGAAACATTTTTATTTACTTATAGAGGAACTCCAAGCGATGTACGTTGTACAGATTTTCTTATGGCACAGGGTATAGAATTTGCTCCAGTAAGTAAGCCTCCATTTGTAATTAAAAAAGAATTAAGAGCTCATAAATTATGGCCAGAATTTATTAAAGGTACTCCAATGGATCTTACTCAGATAAAACATTTTTGTGAATATTTAAGTAAAGATTTGATTGTCGGAGATAAATCTAAAGCAACAGAAACTATTAAAAAATGGATTAAAAAAGATTACACTGTGGATTATTTAATAGATAATAAATTATTAAAATCTACTTGTAAGGGACATAAAGATTTTGATCTTATAAGAGCACCGGTTAACAGACATAAAGAACGAATGGGATATATAAAAAGAGTTTTACATAAAGGTTTTGATTTTGATAAAAAAGTTAGAGTAGAATATGCAAATATCCATACTGTTAAAGGTCTAACTTATGACAATGTTGTTGTTGACGAAACTATCGTTAATAAAGATCCTTACTTCACTTCAAGAAGATTACAATACACTGCATACAGCAGAGGAATTTTTGACTATTGGAGATTAGCAAAAATGCCCGGAAAAAAATACTTTACAATAGGAGAAAAAAATGAGTGCTTATAAAAAACAAGTAGGAGGATCACATTATAAAGATATGGCGATTCAACCAGCAGATTTTATTAATAAAAACAAATTACTTTTTGCAGAAGGAAACGCAATTAAATATATTTGTAGACATCAGTCGAAAGGTGAATTACAAGACATAGAGAAAGCTATTCACTATTTAGAAATGATAATAGAAAGGGATTATAAATAATGTGTGACGTTCCACAACTCAGTGAGTTAAATTTAGAAGGTATAGATACTGTTGCAATTGACTTAGAAACTTACGATCCTAATTTAAAAACAAAAGGATTAGGTGCTGTAAGAAAAGATGGTTTTGTTACCGGTATAGCTATAGCTACCAAGAATCAAACTTTCTATTTCCCTATTGCTCACCACATGACCGAGAATTTAAATACTAAGGAAACTTGGGCTTATTTAAATGAAAAAATATTTCAAAACAAAAATATACGTAAGGTATTTCATAATGCTATGTATGACGTATGTTGGATTAGATCAGCAACTGGAGATATGCCTCAAGGAGAATTGTTAGATACCATGATTGCAGCGTCAGTTATTGATGAAACAAGAATGAGATATTCTTTAGATTCGATCAGTAAAGATTATTTAAATGAAACTAAATACAAATATGATTTAGCTGAAAAAGTTTTAGAGTGGTCTAATGGAATGATAAAAGACCCTATGACTAGTATGCATAAATTACCATACCATTTAGTAAAAGATTATGCAGAGCAAGATACTAATTTAACTTTGAAATTATGGGAACTGTTTGAAAAAAAATATCTGGACGCGGTATTATACACAAAAACTAATCCAGATGGAAGTAAAGAATACAAAACATGTAGAAAGATATTTGAATTAGAAACTAAATTATTTCCTTGTTTGGTTGACATGAAGTTTAAAGGCGTTAAGATAGATGTCGAAAAAGCTAAGACACTTGGAGAACTTCTAGAAAAACGTAGAGATAATTTATTAAAGATTATTAAAAAACATACTAACGTTGATGTAGAGATATGGGCCGCTTCTTCTATTAAAGCTTTGTTAGAGCATGAGAAAATTACCGACTATGAAAAAACAAAAGATAGAAAGAAAAAACTAAAAGGTAAAGATGGTAAAGTTCTTCTTGATGAAAAAGGTGAACCTAAAATAGAATTAGTTCCATCTACTACTCCTAAACTTCCTAAAGATTATTTAAAGACGCATAAGAATCGTTTCTTAAGAATGATTGTAAAAGCTAGAGAGTGTGACAAAGCTAAAGGTACTTTTGTTGAAGGGCTACTAAGTTTTGTACACGAAGGAAGAATACACGCAGACATTAATCAGATTAGATCAGATCAAGGCGGAACGGTTACTGGAAGGTTCTCAATGTCTAATCCTAACTTACAACAAATTCCATCTAAAGGAATTATCGGTAAAAAGATGAGAGAACTTTTTGTACCTGATGAAGGTTGCGTATGGGGATCATTCGATTACAGTCAACAGGAACCACGGATTGTGGTCCACTACGCTTTAACTTTATATCCTTATAAGAATCCTGATATTGAGATGCCTAATAATTTAAGAGAAAGTTTAGAACAAATTGAAGAGTCTTATAAAAGTGGATTCGATGTAGACTTTCATCAAGTTGTTGCAGACATGGCTCACATATCACGGACCATGGCCAAAACAATTAACCTGGGACTCTTCTATGGTATGGGTAAAATAAAATTAGCCAGTGAATTAAATTTAACTAAAGCTCAAGCTAGTGTTTTGTTTAATACTTATCATGAGAAAGCTCCGTTTGTTAAGAAATTATCTCAGGATTTGATTGAGTTTGCAGAAGATAATAAACTATTATTTACATTGGGAGATAGATTTTGTAGATTTAATAAATGGGAAACTAAAGACAGATCATGGAATAATGCAATTAATAGATATGAACCTGTCCCTATATTAACAGAAGAGAATGCAAAGATAGCTTTTAAAGCTGAGTTATTAGATAAATATAAAGATCACATAGCTGATAATTATATGGGTGACTTTACTAAACATTATAAACCTGCATTTACTTACAAAGCTTTGAATAGGTTAATTCAAGGTTCCGCAGCCGACATGACTAAGAAAGCTATGGTCGACTTATATGAGCAAGGAATTTTACCGCAGATACAGATACACGATGAGTTGTGTCTGTCTATTGATAGCGAAGAGACTGCTAAAATAGTAAAAGAAACTATGGAAAATGCTGTTCTTCTTAAAGTGCCTAACAAAGTAAATTACAAAAAAGGTAAAAACTGGGGTTCAATAAAGTAAATTTATGTTATAGTAGCTTAAATTATGGCTTACTTAAATGCAAATATTCCTGTACAATACTCACAAATAAAAAGGGAGTATTTATATGATCTTAAAAAACATCATGGCGAAGTTGAAGACTGTATCATCTTCGGTATTACATCACTTACAGGTCGTTCGATCTTATTCCATGCCATCATGGAAAACGGTGCAGTCTTTTATCGTTTACCCATATCGGCTTTTATTCAACGTGGTTTTCAACCGGAAGCTGTTCCATTACAGAGACTTGATGAACTACAATTGTGGAATAGTTTTTCTTATTACCCTGCTATTACTAGTTGGGATATTTTAACAGCCGCATCCGGCAAATACATTGGTAAAGACAAGAAATGGTATCACGGTAAATATTTATTTACAGTTGACTGGGGACACCCAGATGCTAATATACTAAATTCTGATCATTCAGAAATTCCGCACGAACATAAGTGCGCACACATAATTGCGTTAGACAACGGCAACTATGCAGCACAACCTAATAACAGATGTATATGGGACCTACCTTCTTTCACTGTGAAAGATAGTATTCCTGACTGGAAGGTACAAAATAATAACTGGAACGTAGAAGATACGGGCCAATGGAAGACTGAAGACACCGACAATTTCTTTTATGAAATCGAGGAAAAAACACATGGAAAAAAAGATTAAAAATGAATGTAAAAAATGTGGTCATGCGTGTCATTGCGTGGATGATTTCCACACCGATCCTTACGGTATTTGTCCTTGTGATACTTGTGTTTGTGATGACCCTAAAAATTCTGGAGAGGAGTGCCTGTCATGTCAATAGCGGATCTATTAAAAAAGAACTTTGTATTGATCCCAGTGATAGCCTCAATTTTAGTTGGAACCTTTACGGGCGTTAAGTATATCGTAAGTCTTACAGAGACTATTAATAAAAACCAAGCTGCAATTACAATAATCAACGAGAAAGATTTAAAAAATCAAATTGGATACATAGCTAGAATACAAGAAAATCAAAGCCATTTATTATTAAATATAGAAAAAAACAAAGGTAATACAATTGTTACAAACGATAAACTTAAAACAATGGAAGAAAAAATAAAACAAATGGAAACAGATTTTAAAAGTTTTTTAATTATGCGTAGTACATTGTCTCAAGGTAATTAATATGGAGTGTGCCTTTATGGAACCAGATATGAATTACAAATTTACTACTATATTAATCGTGGCTATTTGTATCCTAGCTTTATTTGGAGGCCCACCAAGATGAAATTTACTTTAGTAATATTTTTATGTTCTTTTATTAATAACAAATGCCTACCTCCAGTAGAAATTAAACAACCTTATAATTCATGGAAAGAATGTACTATTGCTGCATACGAATTATCTAAAGAACTAATACTTGCACAAGAAGAAAAGTTTGTTAATAATAGTAAATTATCTACTAAATTTACATGTACAGAGATAGCATTAATATGAAATATTTAATTATACTTATTTTAATAACGGGGTGTGTAAAAAGTGAATATGGTTTTGAACCTGCTCCTCCTGGCTTAACAGCTACGATAGTAGAACAGCTAATGAAAATAGAATATGATCGATAGATTTTGTTACAGATTCTTTGCGAAGATAGATGATATTTGTGATTGGATCGCTAAATTATTTGAACCTAAACCAAGGAAAAAGAAATGAATAATGACACATACGAGGAATTTGTTAAAGAGTTTCCAGGGGTAGATGAAAAACATTACATTGTAATTTGTGGAGAGGCGGGTAAATTTAACAAACTTGGGACTACTGTTCAAGAATATTACAGAGAATTATTAAAACAAAAAAAATGAAAATATCAGATAAAACTACAATCGGAATGCCTATTAAGAACATGGTTAGTATCATGGCAGCGGTAGCTGTAGGTGTTTGGGGATACTTTGAACTGACAGCTAGACTAACAAGTCTCGAGACTTCACGTGAATTGTTTCAAGCAGACTTACTCAAGAAGAGTGAGCAACTGCCCACGGACCAGGAACAGTTTATGTTGATAGAAAATTTATATAAAGTCACAGAAAAATTAGAGTTAACTCAAGAACAAAATATGACCAATAAGGTTAACATAGAATTCTTAAGAGATCAATTAGATAAAGCACTAATAGATGTAGAAAAATTAAAAGATAAAGTTAGACAAAACGGTAATGGTAGTCATGATTGAGATAGTTGTTGCATTGTTGATGATTGTTAATGGGGTAATAAAAGAACATAGAATACAACCAGCAATGAGTGACTGTTTAAAAGGTAAAAGAATTGCTATGCGAGGTGCTTCTAAAAATGTTGAATACCAATGTATTAAATCTAAAGCAGAAACAGAGATTTATATGGGTGAAAAATCTATAAAAAAGCTTATACTATCTGAATAATGAAAAAAACTAAAAATAAAAGACTGGCTTTTCAAACAGAAATTGTTAAAGGTGAATGTCCAACGTGTAATCAAATCACGACTTTAGTCGGAATAACTTCTCAATTTTATAGATGCATGGAATGCGGAGGCGATCTAGAGCAACATGTTAATGGTAAAATAAGTTATCTACCTATCATGACGTCACGTCAAGATGGTGGTACACCTTTTGTTAAGGAGTGGAAGTAATGCCTTTTAAATCCGATAAACAAAGAAAATATTTATTTAAAAACAAACCTAAAATAGCAAAGAAATTTGCAAAAGATTCTAAAAAGAAAACTCATAAAATGCCCGACGGTACTATTATGAAAGGTGCCAAACACGGTGGCTAAAAAGTCAAAGAACGCGGAACATGCACCTCGTGACCAACACAAAAAACGGCCTAGAACTCACAAAAAATGCTTAAATAAGGCAGAAAAAAGGCAAAAGAAAAATAAAAAATATAAAGGTCAAGGTAGGGGTTGACAAATATCATTTAGTATCCTATATATAGGACATGAAAGAAACAACAAATAGAAAGAAGGAAATAATGAAAACAGAAAAACATAAGTTTGAAGCAAGATATGCAAAAGGCATAAAGTTAGATGTAAGAACTAAAGGTTCTTGTTATGTAACTATGCAAACTAATGCAGGCCCATTAACTGTTTATATAGATAGTATGGACAATTTAACTGATCCACCATTAGTACATGCATGGATACCTGGTAGAAGAGATAAGGAGGTTTTTGTAAAATGAATATATTTAGAGGAGGCATCATAATGAAAGAAAATATAAAAATAGAAACACCCGAAGATAAGTTAAAAAAAGAAATAAAAATACTAAAAACAGAAGCTAAACCCTATCTTGCATATAGAAGATTAATCTTAACTGCAGCTAAATCGGAACATGAACCTAAAGAAATCGTAGAAGGTTTAAAATTTGCAGCTAAGCAAATTAAGAAAAAGAATTGGGCACTCGTTGATAGAGTAGGAGGAACCTCTGGCGATTTAATGGCAAGAGGAGCTTGTCCAAAATGTGAAATAAATTTAGTGGGAGAAGATCTTAAACCAAGGGAGTTTACAATGCCTTGTTTAATTAAAGATTGCCCATTTAATAAAGAAGACCAACTAACAATGAAAGAAATATAATATGAAAAAAGAAACTATACAAGAATGGATAAGAAATGCAGAAACACATGAAGCTATCGTGTATCATACAGGACATCTAATTGAAGAAAGAAAAGATATGGATCTTGTAAAAAAAGCTGATGCTTTTTTGTTAGCAGCCCAAGAAGGAAAAATAGAGTTATACCAAAAGAAAATCAAAGAGGGTTCTGAAAAAAAAGCACCTATTTATGATTATATAGCAAGAAAGTTAAAAAATAATGAAAAAAGTAACAATAACTAGTAAAGACATAAGTCAAAAGCAGTGGAGTAATCTATTGTTGGAGCTTAATCTAATTAAAACTGCATGGAAAAACTATGCAAAATTAGAAATGCAGGCCCTAGGCTTAAAAAAAATAATAGCCGCTGGTCAAAAAACCAATGAAGTTAATAAAGAAGAGTAATTAATACTTGACTATGTAGGAGTTTTTCTATATAGATAATATAAAAAGGAAAGAAAATGACTGATATAACTAAATACAGGAATGTGTCATTAACCCATGACACTTATAAGAAATTGATAACGTTATCCAAAATATTATTACCGGATGCTAAATTATCAATTAGTAAAACCATAGAATCAATTGCAAATGAGAAAGCGAAAAAATTAAATGGCAAATTTAAAAAAGCGTAGACACAAGGCAATCTGTTCTGAATGTAATGGAAATGGTTACAAACAATTCCAAATACAAGAGAATGGAAAGCTGAACGAAGAAAAAACTAGCAGAGAACATATAGTGTTGCAGTGTGATACATGCGACTCGGAAGGAGAAATCTATGTGGATGAGTCCGAAGTTGTTGAGCTTTATATTGATGATGATACTTCTACAAGTGATGTTGGTAAGTTGCACTAGGGATTTACAACCTAATCCTTATACGACTATAATAAAACATATAATGAAAGAAAAGAAATGAACGACAACTTTAAATTAGATACGCCTTATATTGCAGGATTGTTTGATGCTAAAGGTATTATTAAAAGTTCTACAAAAACAAAGTGGCATTGGAAAATGGAACTGTCTATGGCAGATAGAGATGTTATAAAGTTGATTCATGAGACTTTAAAGTGTGGTGAGTTACGTAAAATTAAAAAACAATGGCGTTGGACATGTTTTAATAAAGATTGTTTCTTTGTTGCAAGAGAATTATGGGCTTATGCCTTAGTTAAATTACACATGATAGAAAAAGTTATAGATTATTATGGTCCTGATATACAAGATCTTGATGATAATGTAATTGAACTCGATAAATTTAGAAATAACATATGGTTTGGGAAGAAAAAATAATGATAGATTTTTTTGTATATAAATGTTTAGAGAAGATTAATGATATATCAACAAAACTAACAAGTTGGTCATGGAAAAAACTATGGGCTGACAGAAAGAAAGGTTATGGCTACAGGAAAAGAAACAAAAACTAAATTTTATATTAATTATTTTTCAAAGTCTGATGGGAAAAAAATAAAACGACCTTACGATCCCCATTCAGAAAAACAACATGAGTTTATTGCAAGAAGTGGTAATCTTTGTAAACGGTACTGGGACACTAGTAAGGAAGGTTTGAGGACCGCTAACGCACCTTGGACGATTATGGTAAAGAAATGACAAAAAAAGAAAAATACGACGGCAGAAGTAGACCTTCTAATAAAGCTTATGATGAGAGTTGGCATAGAATTTTTGGATCAAACCCTGTAGCATTGGAGGTTAGGACTCCTAAGTTTAAATCTCAAGTGGTTGTATCTAAGAAAATATATAACAGAAAAAGAAATGATAACGGATAAAGACGCAAAAGAATTTCATAAAATGATTAAGAAGTTAGAAGAACAAAATAGATTTAAAAAAGAACAAGATGAGTTGAAAGAGAGTTACGAACAATCAAAAAAAAATAAAAAGGAACGTGATGATAAAAAATAATGAAAATATAATAAATTCTATACAATTAGGAAAAACTATACAAAAATTTATTACAACAATAGACGGTTTTTTTGTAGAACCTAAAAAAGAAGAGTATTACGAATTATTAAGAGCATTTAAACATTGTAAGAGGGTTATAAAAGATATTAATTATATAAAAAAAGTTAAACGTAGAAGTATTAGAGAGTGGCTTTGGACCTGGATATTATTTTTTTATGCTAGACCGGAGAGTGCTTTTTTTGCCTTAAAAAATACTAAAAGAGATTCAAAATTTTATGTAAATGAATATTGGATTCTTAAAAATGATATTAAAGAAGTTGAAGAATGTATTGATCAATTAGATGAAACTCTTGATCAATTTGAAATTTTTTCTTTAAGAATGAAAGAAGTGGATAAAAAGTTTGAAACTATTGCAAAAGAAATAGGTGAGTATGATAAAAAAAAGTAACAAATACAGCTATATACAAGGAAAACAGCTCACGGACCCCGGATCAGGGACGAGGATGTATGAGATTGGTAATTACAAATTACCTAGTGTTACGACTGTACTCGGTGCCACAAAAAATCAAGATTTTATAAAAAAATGGAAAGCTCGAGTGGGGGAAACAAATGCAGAACAAATCAAGAACCATTCAAGTTCACGTGGAACATGCATGCACAAATTCTTGGAGCACTATGTTCTTGGGACCAATATCATTGATCTAACACCCATAGGTCAAGAAGCACGGCCCATGGCTGATAAAATTATAGAGATGGGTCTTGCACCCGTAGATGAATATTATGGTAGTGAAGTTATGTTACACTATCCTGGCCTGTACGCGGGTGCTACAGACCTTATATGCAGTCATAATGGTATGGAGACTGTTGTCGATTTCAAGCAGTCTAATCGACCAAAAAGAGAAGAATGGATTGAAGATTATTATTTACAAATTGCAGCCTACGCTATGGCCCACGATTATGTTTATGGATCTAAAATTAAACAAGGTGTCATTATGGTTTGTACGCCAGATTTATACTATCAAGAGTTTAAAGTTGAAGGATTACAATTCAGGAAATGGAAACATGAGTTTCTAAAAAGATTGGACATGTATAATGAATTAAAATTTAGTGAGAAAGAGAAAGTTAAAGTAGATACTAATGAATTATTAAAAGAATTTGAGAAGGATAAATCATGAAAGCTGGAAGCGGAAAACATCCAATAAGATATACACACCCAATAACGGGTGTTGTCTCACCACAGTCTTGGTATATAAATGAACAGGGCATAAAGAAAAACATTAGCAGTAAGTATATGGAGTATCAAGTTGATGATAAATGGGTAAAAGCAAAGTTAGTTCCTCATCTTAGGGAGTATAGTATAAAATATTATAATTCTAAAAAAGGTTTTATGCTGAAGATTCATGGCTCGATGACTAGAAAGGTAAAGGATAGGCTAAAACAAGGTAAAACTCTGCATGGAGAGTTTGAATTTAAAGATGATCGTCGTGGTCGATGCGATAAACTTTTAGAAGCTTTTGATAAACAAGTGGCACGATACGGAGATAGATGTCCGATGACCCATATACCTTTTACTATGGATAAGCCTATTGAGCTAAGAGATATAAACAACTATCACGGTGGAGTTTATTCCAATGTATCAGCGGACCGTATTTTTAATCCTATAGAGTACACCGAACAAAATACAATATTTACTTCTCAATTATGGAATTTAAAAAAAGGTACTAGTTCTATTGAAGAACTAAAATTTATTTTCATACCAGAAGTTTTGACACGATATAAAGCAATTGTAATAGAACGATTTCCTGATCAAATATACAAAATTAATGAGTTAGAGAACGGGGCGGAGCACCCTCAAGAGAGACGATAGGCTCTTAAGCTGTTGTGATGAGCTTCTTACCCCTTTTCATCACCGTTGCAACAGCACCTATCATTACCCAATATTACAGAAGCATGGAACACGGCCCACGGCCCAATTATTATTATTCTCATCATTCTCATAGGTGTACGACAAGATCAATTATTCCTGGTGGATGGAACACGAGAAAGGTTGACAAACATCCCAAAGTATCCTATATATAAGACATGAAAGAAATAACATTTATCGGCCTTCATATAGCCTACAGGAGAAAAATAATGAATAAGAAAAAAAGAATATGGAATAACTGTATTACTCCCTCTCTTTCATTAATTAAATATCAGAATAAATTTGATAAATTAATGATACAAATTGAAAGAGATAAAATCTTAAAAAAAATGCCGGGTAATCATACTGCAGGAATGGCTGTTCAAATGATTTTAAGTTTAAAGAACTATTTGAAAACAAATAGACTGTGAGACTGAATTGTGTTCCAATTGTGGCAAGATTAAGGCAAAATAAGGCAGATTACTGCGACACCCAAGGTGTCGCAAGGTGTCGCATAAATGCGTTTTATGCGGGTTTTGCTATCGCAGGGTGTCGCGAGATTTCTGTTTTTCTGTGTCATTGTGTCGCATGTCTGTATACTTATGTCGCAGGTAAAGCCCATATAGAGAAAAAACTGCGATAGCTACCTTGAAAAAAATGGCGTTAAATGAACAACTGCGACACCTGCGATACCACTGCGACACCCCAGGTGTCGCATGTTTTTGGTCAAATGGACAGCGGTTACCAACACTTCTAGGAGATAGGTCAACATTATTTACTTCTTGCGACACCTCCCAGGATTTTTTAGCGCAAATAAATAAAAAAAATAAAAATATGCTCTTTAGGTGTCGCAGCACCAAAGCTGCCTTATTTTAAACACAATTGAGGCAATTTTTATTTTCCCTGTTCGTGCCTATATTTTTGATATATAGAGGTTTCATGCCTAAAAGAAAAAACAAATCTAGAAATTTAAACACCTATTCTAAACCTAAATTGATTAAACAAGAGGTTACATTCCCCTATTCAAGATATAAAATAGATTGGTGTGACATCGTCACTGAAGGCGGTTGGGGATCTGAAAAAGAATTTAATAACATGAAATTAGCAACTCCAGTAAGTGAAGGTTATCTTTTTAGTAAGGATAAACACACTGTAAAAATTTTTGCGGGTTATGATATTGATGATGATGGTACTATTACTTTTTCTGAACGATCGGTGTTTCCGACTTCGTGTGTTCTGAAGATGACGAAACTTCATTAACTTCTTCTTCTAATGCATCAACAGTCTTCATATTTAACATCGGAGCGTAGTCTTCTAAAATCTTTTTCATCTTTAATTCTATTTCTTCCTCTGACATATCTTCTATTTTTCCATGTTTTATTATTTTTCTGTCTATGTATAGTCCTGCTGCCTTGCCTCGAGATACTTCAGCGTTTACAGCAGAAGAGAAACTCCCTTTCTTCAAAGCCGCTGTCTTAATTCTGTCTAGTTCAGCTAAATGTTTATCGTACGTAACTTCATGTTTAGCTAATCTCTCTTGTTTAAGTGAATCTACATATTGAACTACTAATGGAGATAGTCTAGGATTTAATAACTCTGATCCTTCTACCTTGCACCGCTTATGACTGTACCCAGCTAACTTAGCTGCTTCTGATTGAGATACAGGACCTTCTTCATCACCGAATACTATAAACTCGGCAAATCTCTTTTGCATTTCTGTTAATCTTTTTGGTACTCCCATGTTGACAATTTAGGGTAACTATCCTATAAAGTCAATATGAAAGATGAAGACAAAACATTTGAAAATGAAAGGAAACACGTGAGTGAACCAGTAGAAGATAGAGGAGCGTCTGATTTAACCTTCCTTATTGAAGAACATCAAAGACAAATTTGGGAATATAAACAGAAAGAATCTGAATGGATTAAGACTGATAATATACTTAAAGGTTCTAAAAAAATTATAGATGAGTTAAGCACTAAGTTGGTTGGTCTAGCCAGACGTATTCAAGAGTTAGAATATGACAATGCTACTTACAGAAAAGAAATTGATAAACTACTTGCAGAAAAATCTAAATGAGAGTAAGAGACCTTCAAGAATTCTTATCTAAATTTACTGAGTCTAAAAAAGATGGAAGTCGTCAAGGCAACGCTATGAGTGATGCTGTGATTATGGTAGAGATCAATGGATTCCTAGAAGAAATTAAAAAAATGGAAGTACACGAAAACAATCAAACAATAATTGGGTTAACTAAAAACCATCAATCTCACCGTCTAGTTTTAAAAACTAAGAGCGATAGAAAGATAATTATTCCAGATAAATTACGTGATACACTGTAGTATTTGCGTGACATGGTTACTTTAAAAAACCTATGGGCCCAGAGGCTAAATTATACCAAAAAGTTAAGCGTCATTTTAAGGATTTTTCACTTCTCAGACTTGAAAACATTAGCTTACTTGGTACTCCTGATCTATTGGTCTACAATAATAATCGCCACTTCTTCACTATTGAATTAAAAGTAACCAAGAGTAAAAAAGTTCGTTTCTCACCACATCAAATTGCGTTCCATTTAAGGCATCCTGACAATACATTTATCCTTATAGAGGCCCTTGGTCCGTGGTCCTCGAATACTTTTCCTATATCCATGTACCATGGTTCCCGGATCAGGGAGCTTGTAGCTTCCGGCTTGAAGCTTGACGCTTGTTACTCTGGTTGGGATGCTTGCCGCTTGAAACTTTCGGAGCTTGGTGCTTGATGCTTGGCGCTTGAAGCTTGATGCTTGGCGCTTGCAGCTTGAAGCTTCCTAAATATAGGCGCGTGGGATTTTCTAATTGGTTCGGGAGCCTTGGGCCGCGGATCATGGCGCCTGCACCAGCCGGTGCCGTTTTTAAAAAAATCCATTAGTGCTTGACGCTTGAAGCTTTTATTTTTGTTATACCTAACGCGCGCAGCTGTGAGCTGGACAACGTGCGGCCTTTATTAATATTCAAAAATGATTCAGGGCGCATTAAATGACCGTCCCTGGATCTATACATAAAAGTGTACTTTGTTTTTTTCATATTAGTGCTCACCATAACAAACATTTGAAACTGATTTATCCCAGCAAGCTCTACAATCTTTACACTTATTACCCTGAAGAGGGGCCGGGCATGTTACATCAATTTTTTTAGTTGAGACTGTCGACGTGTTGGGCCAGCTGGTCCCTGCTGCCTGGTCCACCATTGGAATGGAGAACCGGACAACAAGATTGTCAGGAGCTTCAACAATATAGTCTTTGGTCCATGCTTCTCTAGTTGGCATCCAATGCTTAACTTCAGGCGTCAACCTACAGACCTCGTAAATTCGTCTTAAATGGTCCAGGTTTTGAACATCACCTGAATCGTGCCATCTAAAATATTTGACCTTCTTTGAATTAATTTGTGCGGCCATAGCCTCCACCCATTTAGGATGAGTTAAAGATCTAAATCTTTTATATTGCGCGTCTATAACATTTTGGAATCTATAACGGCCTCGTTTGTAGGCGTAACAGTTAGAACAGACAGAGTTTGGAATTAATCTTAATTTAGTACCTGTTTTGCATTCGTGAGCTGGTGTTGAATATGCAAACCCGGGCATCTTGCCGGGCTTGCTTAAAGTGTGAGTTATTGCTTGTGCTTCTTTTATATTCATTGTTTTATTTCTCCTGTATATTTTATTTATTAGTACTATTTAATTGTGTTCGAATTAAGGCTTGCCGCTTGACGCTTGGAGCTTGCCGCTTGGTCCTTGGGCCCTGGTCCATGGAGCTTGAGACTTTTAAAAAAGCGCTCGCAGCTGGCAACATAGGCGCGCGGTAGGCGCCTATGATCTTGTAAAAAATAGTGAGTTAGATCTCGATGTTTAATTCTTTTCATCAATTTAAACTCCCTAAGCTTTCAATTTGTTTGTGCATATTTATTATTCTAAGATTATCTTTAATTTCTTCAGCTTTAAGTAGGATTATTGCATCGTCTTCTGAAATATTGTGTTTCTTTAGATATTTTAAAAGATCTTTCAAAGATTTAACTTGTGCTTTCATCTTTGTCCTCCATGTATTTTCTTGATTTTTCTTGGTCCTCTTTAACAAGACGCAGGATCTCTTCTATTGCATCCGCTATTCTAATTAACGCTTTTGTACTTTCTGACATTTTATTCTCCTGTATTGGTTAACTTATACTGTACTACTTAATTGTGTTCTTATTAAGGCTTGGTGCTTGAAGCTTGCCGCTTGAAACTTTCAACTTCAGGTTGAATTTTTTTTACAACCTCAGGTTGAATTTGCTAATTAGAATCATTCTAAAGTGATCAGTCACTAGCTACGTAGGGTCCGGGACTGATTTATTACCGGTTTTACGAGAGGCCACCCCGAAAGTCGCAACCTATGTTCTAGTGTTTATTCTCACAGTCATAGTAACTGATCCCAGATCCCTTGAGTGCTGGCCAGTAGCAACGATCGTTTCCGCATAAGCTACACCACTCGGTCAAGAGATCAGGGATCAGTAGCACGACCACAAAGTACGTGCTACTGATAAAATTAGTAATAGGGATTAATGCACAACAAACTTGTGTGTAATCAATTACTTGATTACTTTACCTATTACTAATCTATCTCCTATATAATGCTTGACAAAGTATTAGTCAAGGGCTAAATTGATTTTAATTAAAATAAATATAACCAAAGGAAACATGACACAGAAAATAAGAATGAACACCGAACTACGAAACAAACTGTTTAATAAAATTAAACACGTTTTTGAAAATGAAAGCACACAAGAGAGAGAGGACTATCTACAAGCAAGAGAAAATGTTGATGTTCAATATAAGTCAGCATTTGGATTAGCTTCTCAAATAGTTGAACGTGCTTATCCAAGTGATGATGTTGCAACATTAAGACATTATAAAAAGAAATATGGTGAAGCTGTTGATGTTGTAGCCAAAGATAAATGTTTTTACTTTGCACACAATGAAGCTGTTGATGAAGATAATGACACAGTTGAAACTAAATCACACTTTGACTTTGGTTTGTTTGGTAATCTAAATGGTAATGAACACTCAAGCGACGAGGGTAGAAAGTTTGCCTATGCTTATTTAAGAGAGGACTTGAGAGCATTGGACTTAAATCCAGATATACTAGCACAGCAAGATAAAAACCAAGACAATCCACACAAGACAAAACATATTGACCTGAATGATAAAGCATTAGGGAGAACAGGAAGATATAATGATAGGGATAATAATGGTTTAACGAAATCATTTGACGACCAATTTTATCTTGATGTTATTGGAACATCTTATTGTAGGTCAAGAGCAATAGCTTGTACTCAAGATGAATACAAACAACTTGAAGCATGGAGAATTGCCAAAGGTCAAGTTGTATCAACTCATCAAACATGGGTGGATAGTATAACTAAACAATGCGACCAATTAAAAATTGGATTGAAAGCATATAGATACTTGAGTGAAGCAATAGAACTTGCAACTGAACTAGGTATTGAAATTGAGGAAGCTGAATTGATTAGAACTAACTCAACAGGCTTAACAATCTACAACCCTAAAAATCTTGCTGATATGATTAAAGGTCTAAAGAATAATAAACCTTTAACCCTAGCCCAGAAGATAGAAGCACGAAAAAAATATGAAGCAAGTGTAAATTAACATTTGACATGGGCTATCCTATAATATAGGATAGTCCTATAACCAATACAGGAGAAATAACATGGACAAAACATTTTACATTACTTACTACGCAAACAAGCACAAAAAACACATCACGAGAAAAGGAAAGCACGACGAAAAATCTCGTTATGGTAAAAATAAACAAGGTGTTCCATACTATGTATATTATGATTTAGATAATAATGGATATAGAACAGCAACTGTTAATTGGAAAGTGAGGTACTAATGACACAACTAAATGAAGAACACTTTGAACTACACGACCAGAACAAAGCTGAAAGATATGAAAGACAAAAGATTAAATTTCTAGAGGACAGAATAAAAGTTCTAGAGAGTGCAATCGAGAGCCATGCGAAAATCTTGGCTAGATTTCAAATGACCGAGGGAGATAACTCATGAGTGAACATGTATGGTGCCATGGACCGAGTTGCCATACCTCTCATACACAAGATAGAATAAGAGGTGTTAAAGGTAGCAAGGTTTTAAGAACTAGGAAAGTAAAACAATACTCAAACAATATAAACATGTACTCTTATTTCTGTAGTAATGGCTGTTACAATGACTTTGCTAATAAACATATAGAACGAGTCATTGCCATTGAACCAAGGACCACGCCCCTTGAAACATCGGTTGAGGTTACCAAAGAAAAGAAACAATATGGATATGGGGACGGAACTTATACTGATACAATAATAACAAGGGTTGACAATCCTAGTTGAATAAACTAGGATAGTCCTACATTAACTTTATACAGGAGATATAATATGACAAGAACAATTAAAGCCGAGTACATGCCAGGAGGCGAGAGACGTCAAGAGATGTTAGACAAAGCAGTCGACTACATCAAGACCCCTGGACAAACTCAACAGATCAAACATGAGTTCTGTTTAACTTATTTAAAGATGACTGAGACCGAGTATCTTGAGGCGCTCAACGCAGCGACCAACGGCGCAATGGTCAAGGACCTTTGGAACTAATAACAGTTGACAGGGCTATCTTAATAAACTAGGATAGTCCTATAACCAATACAGGAGATATATGACAAAACAAAACACACTAAGCACAGACGCCAACGAGTTTGTTATCATTGATGACAAAAAGAATGAGCCACAATACAAAGCAGTATCAGACTTTGTTGGTGGCATGGTTGAATGTGTATCGTTTCCAAATGGTGACTTACTTCTTTTAAATGAAGAGGGCAAACTAATGGGCTTACCATTAAACGAGAAAGCCAGTAAGTTATGGAAAGATACATTTGATAACGACAACTATATTACAGGTCGTAAGGACTATGTTGTTGGACCTGCCATACTTATAAAGAAACAAGCCCTTAACACTTGGGCTAACTAACCGAACACCAACTGTGTGGTCCTGTTGGACCACACTCACACGCACAGGTTGTGCGCCCCCCTATCACAGCATAAATACATAATCAATAGAGGTACCAGACGCGATCCGAAAAATCGCGCGCGCTCAGTAATCGATCCCCTTTAAATAAAAAGGGGTCCCACTACTTCAGGTTGTATTGCTTGATTTAGACAGTTAATGGGTGTATAAAACTTCTTCACCTTAAAAAGTGCAAAAAAAATTATAAAAATTTTAAAATGGATTTAAATAACTTAGATATAAGCCAATTACCATCTGATGTTAGAAAAGAATTTAAACAATTAAGATTACTTCACACCGAAAAAAAGATTCAAAACAAGGCTAGAGAGGATTTTATGTCCTTTGTTAAGTGCGTATGGCCCGAGTTCATTGAAGGTGCGCACCATAGAGTAATTGCTAAAAAATTTAATGATCTTGCAACTGGTAAAATTAATAGATTAATCGTGAACATGCCTCCTAGGCATACTAAATCTGAATTTGCATCTTACCTACTTCCAGCGTGGATGGTGGGCCGTAATCCAAAACTCAAGATCATTCAAGCAACCCACACAGGTGAACTTGCTGTAAGATTTGGTCGTAAAGCAAAAACCTTGATTGATAGTGAAGAATATTCTAAAATATTTGAAACAAGTTTAAGAGAAGACAGTCAAGCCGCTGGGAGGTGGGAAACAGCACAAGGCGGCGAGTATTTTGCTGCGGGTGTCGGCGGTGCAATCACTGGACGGGGTGCTGACTTATTAATCATTGATGATCCTCACTCAGAGCAAGATGCGATGTCAGCAAGTGCATTTGACAATGCTTATGAATGGTACACCTCTGGTCCACGTCAAAGGATGCAGCCAGGTGGAAAAATTGTTTTAGTTATGACTCGATGGTCTAAAAAAGATTTAACAGGAATTTTATTAAAGAACCAAGGTAAGATTAAAGGGGATCAGTGGGACGTGGTCCAGTTTCCGGCAATCATGGACCACGGACCAAAGGAAGGAAAGCCCGTTTGGCCTGAATATTGGAAAATAGATGAGTTGGAGAAGGTTAAAGCAACCCTTCCGGTTGGAAAATGGAACGCGCAGTGGATGCAAAAGCCAACTAGTGAAGAAGGAGCGATTATAAAACGTGAATGGTGGCGAAAATGGGATCGAGACACGTTACCAGACATAAGTTATGTTATTCAAAGCTATGATACTGCTTTTTTAAAAAAAGAAACTGCCGATTTTAGTGCAATTACCACTTGGGGAGTATTTTATCCTGAAATTGATGGTCCCGCTAATTTAATTTTAATGGATTGTCTAAAAGATCGATTTGAATTTCCAGAATTGCGTCGAGCAGCTCTTGAGCAATATAAATATTGGAATCCTGACATGGTGGTCATCGAACAAAAAGCGTCTGGAACCCCTTTGACCCATGAATTTCGTCAAATGGATATTCCAGTTATGCCCTTTACTCCAAGCCGAGGAAATGATAAACATGTAAGAATAAATTCATGTGCACCTCTTTTTGAAGCGGGTTTAATCTGGGCGCCAGATATGCGTTTTGCAGAAGAAGTGGTTGAGGAATGCGCGGCATTCCCACATGGAGATCATGATGACTTAGTAGATTCTATGACTATGGCTGTTATGCGATTTAGACAGGGAGGTTTTATAACTCACCCGGAAGATTATGTAATTGAAACACAACCGCCTAGAAAAAGAGAGTATTATTAAT